ACATTGATCCGCCATTCGTGGCGCCAGCAGCGCCAATCGCCGAGCGGCTTGCACTCACCCCAATTCCACGTCACCCCCCAATCCCGATGGCTGATGTCTGGACCGATGATCACGACCCAGCCATCTCCATAGAACAGGTGGTGTGTGGCTCGATGCCATAGCAATTTCCAGTTCATGCCCGTGCCACCTTCAGTGCGGTTTCGAGCGCCACATGGACGCGCCGGTCGATCTCGTCGTTGGTGATGGAGTTGATCTTGCGGTTGATACGCTCGTCGATGTTGGCCAGAGCTTTCTCTTGGATGCGCTCGAAGGCGGCCTGTGCTGCCGCTGCTACCATCTGCTCGCCCGTGATGGCATATTCCTTCATGAGGGCACTGGTCTGCGCGCTCAGAGCTTCGTCCAGTTTCTTCTTTGCCTCGGGCTTGAGGGTGTAGGAGTCGCCGCGCCAGGCGTCTTTCTTGACGTTGACCAGGGCGTTCTCGAACATCTTCTCGAAGCGAGCCTTGAAGGCCTCGTTCTCCTTGACCAGGTCGATCAGGGTGTTGGCCTCGCCGCCGAAGACGGCCTGAATGACCTTCAGCACGTCCTTGTTGATGTAATTCTCGAACAGGCGACGGCAGATCTCCGCAATGACAGCCTGCTGCAGGTCCAGCTTGGCTTCCTCGGAGGCGAACAGCGCAGAGACGGCGCCGGCATCAAGTTTCAGTGCAACGGTCATTTCAGTTCCTTCATTTCGATGTCGACGAGTCCGTTGCCGGCGAGCCAAGCAAGGACGTTCATGGCATTGAAGTGCCAGACCCTGGTGCCGTCTGGCTTGACGACGTTGAGCCTGCCTCGCGGAAATCGGGGAGGCGGCTTCCAGCCCTTCGGCGTGGTGAGCAAGATGCCAGCCTCCTTAGCCGGCATCTTGTTGGTGGTGTAGAAGTTGATGTTGTCGGCGCACTGCTTGGCGAGATCAGCGGGGTTCATGCCGCGTCCTGCTTTGGAAAGCGCACCGCCAGCTCCGCCTTGACCCGGTCGATGACGCGGCCGGAGAAGTTGTCGGGATGGCGCGGATCGGTGATGAAGCCATCCGTCAGCTCGGCATCCTCAGCCTCGGTGTGCGGATTGTTCGCATGCCACATGCCGTAGTAGTTCCGGATCGACATCGGGGAGAACAGCAGACATCCGGCGTTCTCTGGAACATCGACCTTCGGCGCGAACGGCATCTGGCGATCCCCGATCGGCGGGAAGCGCCAGCTCCACGGATCGAGCCAGTTCCTCACGGCGAGTGGATCGGCTGTGACGCGCTTGAGCACGTCGGCAACGATGCCGTCCTCGTCGAGGTACGAGCCGAACCACGGCTCTTTCTGCGGTTTTTCTTTCTTCCCGAGACCCCGCATCAGGTTCGAGAGCTTCAGAAGGGTGGCCAATACCATCACGCTACCTCTTTGTTCTGCCGCTCGTCGTTGTCGTTGGCGGCGTCCTTGTAGTTGGACTGGGCCCGGGCTTCCTTGAGCAGCTCGTCGAGATCGAGCCCGGGGATGATGACCGACGCGACGATTTCCATCGCCCGATCGAAGTAGATCTTGAACTCCTCCTCCGGCATCGCGTCGAACGCGGTGGAGGAGGGGACGTAGATGAACTCGCCCTCGGTCGTGAGGATGGGCTCAGTCACGTTGCAGGCCAGCAGCAGCGTTTTGTGGAGCGCGTCCTCGGTCGAGAACTTGTCGGTGTTGTTGACGATGATCCGCAGCGTCACCCGATACAGGCGATGCCGCGGGCCGCTGCGTGGCTGGGCGAGCTGGATCCGGAGGGGGACGTTCTCCGGGTAGCGCTCGAACATCTCGACGTCGAACGGTGCGTGAGGGATCAGCGAGCCCTCGACCTTTCTGACGAGAATCCACTGGCTCTTGGACTTGTTGGTCTTGCTCATGACACCTCAGATCAGGGCTAATTGCCGCGGCGGCTTCTTCTTCGGCTGCGGCTGCTGGGGAGCTTCCTTGGCAAGTTCGCCGAGGCTCCGGACGTGATCGCGGCAGGCGTTAGCCAGCATGTCGATCTGCTCCTGAGACAGCTCGTACTGTTCCCGGTGGGCGGATTCCTCCACCCACCAGGCACGGAGACTGCCGGCGCTGCCTGCGATTTTGATCCCAAACAGCGCCAGCTCGCAGTACGCCTCAGCTGGGGTCATGCCACTTGCCGAGGAATCTGGCGGCACCCTCGTAAAACTCCATCCAGTCACCCTTGAACGTCGTGTTCTGGTTGGCCTTCAGGAAGTTGCGATGGAGCTTTTTCGCCAGCTCCACCGCCTCGGGGTTGAACGTCGTATCAGCCACTCGCGGCCTCCTTGTCCTGCCTGGCCGGCTTGCTCCAGCCCAGCTTCTTCAGGCAATCCGTGGCAAAGCCGCGGAGGTCGGCGACCGCGTCTTTCGACATCTCGCCCATCATCTCCTTCACGTCCTTGCTGTTCATGAACTCCGTGACTTCCTTGATCGACTTGCAGTTCCGGAGGTCCGTCTCTGCCTTGATGATCATGTCGTCGAGCCGGTTGCCGCCGCGCTTGTCGCCACCGTCATTGTCACGACGGTTGTCGTTATCCTGGCGGTTGTCGTTGCTGGCCTGATCGCGACTATCGTCACGGCGATCATCGCCACGGTTGTCACGGTCGTCGCTGCGCGGTGCGGTCTTGAAGTCGTCGGCCTCCTCGGACGAGTAGGCATCGCCGTGCAGGTCGGCGAGCTTGAGGATCACGCGATCCTTGGCGCGCTTCTCAGCCATGGCGTACGGGTAGGCAGCCTGGGAGCCGCTGACGATGTAGTTGCCGAAGCAGCCATCCTTCGGCTCCTTGATCTCCTTGCCCCAGTTGTTCTTCTTGCCGGTGCCGACCAGCTGAGTGATCTTGGCTTCGCCGATCGACCACTCCATTTTGTCGCCGACGCTGCCGAACACGATGATCACGGCCTCATCCGCCTCAGCGCGGATGATCTGGGGCTTGTCGTAGCGGATGCCCATAGCAGCACCGAGACGCTCGACGTCCTTGTGCTTGACGACTGGAGTCCCTTGGACCTCCCAGATCGCATCTTTGTCGATGTCGACCTTGTGCTTGTCGAAGACGTCGTAGATCTTGTCGAGCCGGGCGCGATTGTTGCCGTTGTTGTTCTGGCGAGCCATTTTTGCCTCCGATTATGCCGCTTCTTCAGCGGCGGGTTTGTCGTTGCTATTCGCGGGTTTCTTGCGCGGCGCCCGGGTCTTCGTTGCCGCTTCTTTTGCCGGTTCCTCTGCCGGTGCCGGCGGCCGGTTGGCTGCCTCTGCGACAGCCTCCTTGATGGCCTCCTCGTCGAACTTGATCAGCTGCTTGCCGTCCTTCGACAGGTTGATGGCGATACCCTTGCCGGCAGCGGATTTGGCATCCGCGGGGAACAGCTTCTTGATCGCCTTCTTGGCCTTGTCGTGCTTCTCGACAGCCGGCTTGGTGCTGAGCAGCGTGAAGGCCAGATCGCACCACTCGTTGTTGGTGCTCATGTCGTGGATCTTGATGCGCTCTGCGATCGGGATGTCGATCTTCGGAGCACCAGGCACGCGGCCGGTCTCGACGCAGTCCCAGAAGTCCTTCTCCGCTTCGAGCAGGGCGATCTGGTAGAACAGGTCCGCCTCGACATCGAGGATGACGTGCTGAGCTGCACCGGTCAGGATCGACAGGTAGCCCTTCGGCAAATCCGTCACCATCATGTTGTGCTGGACCTGCGGGTAATACTTCTCGTACGCCTCCTGCTTGTTGAAGCCGAAGGGGAACATGAACTTGAACTCGACGATCGCGATCGGGTCCGACTCCGGTGTCCTGCGCACCAGACCGTCGAGCGTGGTGTGAGCCAGCTCCCAGGCGTAGTAGTGGACCTTCTTCTGCTCGTCGGTGACGACCAGATCCATCTCGTCCTCGAACAGGTCTGCGTTCAGAGGTTCGGTCAGGTTGCCGAGATTGATCAGGATCACCTCGTCGAGGTTCTCCGGAACAGCCTCGCCACGCTTCTCCAACCACAGGCGCTCGATCGCCTCTTGATCGCCGGACATGATGATCTTGGCGTCAGATCCGCCGATAGACTTCATGCGGGCGGCACGAGCCTCTTCGCTCATGCCAATGTGTCCAGTTCGCTTCCTCATTGTGCAAATCCTTGCATTCAAACAAATGGTTAGACGTACTGACGCCAGATGGCCTTGTCGCCGAGGGTCTCGACGAAGGCTCTGTGGGCCGCACGATCCTCATTGGTGATGGGGCTCGGCAGCGGCGTTGGCCGCTGCAGAGTCTTTGGTGCGTCGAAGACTTCCTGCACGGCCTCGGAGGCCAGCGACATGCCGAACTGCCGGCCGCCGCACAGCTCCACGTAGACCTGAGCCAGAAGCTCGGAGTCGAGAAGGGCTCCGTGCGTTATTCGTCTCGACGAGTCGATGTCGTAGAGCGAGCAGAGTGCATCCAGGGTGTGCCGGCGACGCGGATGGACCGCCTTCGCCAGCTCCAGGGTGTCGACCACTTCGTTCTCAAGCGGGTTGATGCCGAGCCGGTCCAGCTCCTCATTGATCATGCCCATGTCGAAAGCTGCGTTGTGGATGACCAGACGGGCTCCTTCGATGAAGTTCAGGAACCGGTTATGAATCCGCTTGAACGTCGGCTTCGTGCGGAGAAACACGTCGCTCAGACCGTGGACCTTGTAGGCTTCCCTGTGAACAGGATGCAGCGGGTTGCAGTACTGATGGTACGTGTTCCCTGTGGAGATCATGTCGATCATCTCGACACAGCCGATCTCACAGATCCGATCGACTTTGCGATCGAGCCCGGTCGTCTCCGTGTCGAGAATGATCTCACGCATTCGTCAGTTCTTCCATAAGTGGCTCGGTCACCGTCTGGTACCGCTGCATCCGGGTGATTGCCTTGACCTCATCGACGGAGATCTCGAACTCGGCTGCGATGTTGCGCAGACCATCGTCCGGGATGAAGTCCTTCCAACCACGGCTCAGCTTCCAGTAGCGCTTGAACACGCCTGGCACATAATCAGGTGCTGAGGGCTTGGACGTGGATGCTGCCGGCGTCATCGTGATTGCCGTATCGACGTCGATACGCTTGGTGGCAACGGGGGCCGGAGCGGTGGTCGCAACGGGAGCCGGGGCTGGCTTGGTCGCCGCGATATACGGCTTCCTACGGCCCGGCTTGGGCTTCCACTTGCGCAAGCACTTCGCGTTTTCGCCTGATCCGAACGCCTGTTCCCACAGATCGTCCAACTTCCAGTCACCACGCACGCTATCCTTGAACAGCGAGACGTACGGATACGGCCCGTTCGTGTTGACCTTCAGCTCCTGACCTGCTTGCCGGCGGCCTTCCTCCGTGTCCTTGCGTTCCACCACACGATCGAGACTGCGCACCCGACGATCCGAGGAAATCTCGTAGAAGCCTCGATATAGACGGATTGGCTTCCACTTCACGACCTCGCCCCGAGCGTCGCTCTCAACCTTTTCCGTTTTCGCCGGGTTGCGCTCATTCTTCCAGAGGGGGATCGCCATCGCACCGCCCCCGAACTCCTGCTCCATCAGGTCATCGACAGTGAAGCACATCTCCTCGCGAAGCCGGAAAAGCGTGACGCGCTCTTCACCTGACGCGGTGATCCTCTTCTGCTTGATGCGCTCGGGGACTGTCGTCATATCGCCTCGGCTCCCCATTCGCGGGACGAAGCGCTCGACGCCCTTGATTCTGCGCAAGCTCGAGATCTGGTAGTCACCGTTGAAGCCCTGGATATCTTTCCAGTCCTCGGTCTGATTGATCGGTAGTTCGTGCTGCTCGTTCATCGCCGTATCGGTCTCCTGGTAAATGGGTCGATGCCGTCTTCACGGATCTGGATGTTGAGTTGTTCGTGCGCCCGGTCCAGGACGGCCTCGGACGCAGAGTGGTAGGCGGACCTCGCGAGATCGATTTCGTGCGGCGATGCCCCCGAAAGGATTGCCGCCCGAAACCGCTCCAGCGTCGAGAGCTGAACATGCAGGGCTGAGTGCATGTTCAGGTGAGCCTCAGCCCCTTCTTGGCTACGCCGCGTCACGGAGCCAGGTCTTCCGGAAGGTGATGCCGGTGCGTTCCTCGAACCGGCGCAGCAAGGCGACCACTTCGTCGGCATTGAACTTGGTGTAGAGACCATCGAGCGACGGCGCGGCGTCCTTGAAGAAGGTCGAAGTCGGCTTCTCGATCGGGTAGATGTCCTCGAACTGCTGCAGCATCAGGACGGTCTCGTTGCCAGCGATGCGGATGGTGTGCAGGTCGTCAGCCTGCATGTAGTAGGACTCGCCATTGGTGAACCGACTGCGGTTCGCCTCGAACAGCATCTCCTCACC